TGCTAGGCATTGACGTCGCGCGCGTGTCTGAGCTGCAGGAAACTGGTGGTGCAGCGCAAGCGCGCGAGTGCAGTTCACGCATAGCCACTGTCCCCTTCGCAGTTCCCACACACAGCAGAAGCGCGAGAGCCTGAGGCCCCCATTTTTTTGTCTCCGAAGGGACCGACAACCGGGAAAAGACTCGGAAACTTCAATCGGACACTGGGAGGAATGCCCCGCCGCTTCCAATTACTTACCCGCTGGACGGCGCCGCGAACCTCACGAATGCCCATAAGCTCGGCGACCGAAGTCGGACCGCCCAGGTCGTCAATGAGGGTGGCGTCAGGATGCAAATCGGTTTCCATAGAGGCTCCAGTTTGAGCAAATTAAACACCATGTTTACACAAAGGGTCAACACGGTGTGTACCCACTCCCTATGGTCGGCCGCGAAAATCAGGGACATGAAAGCCCTGCATGTCCAAATGGAACGCCTCTACAAGGCGGCAAGAGAATCTGGTCGCTTGTCTGGTGAAGCTGATCAGACTGAAATGGCGCGCCTCCTCAATGTGGCACCCCAGAATGTCAATAATTGGGAAAAACGCGGTCCATCCAAAGAAGCGCTCCTCGACGCACAAGCTTCATTTGGGGTGAACGCCACCTGGGTGTTAAACGGCAGCGGTCCAATGTTTGTGGGTGGCGCAGCTGTACCGGGTGTCGAGTGGCCGTTTCGACGGCTGGACATAAGGCGGCTACAGCGCCTCGATGCTGAAGATCGCGCGTATGTTGAAGGCAAGCTGGAGGCCGTCGTAGAAGCGGTCGAAGCGAGAATCCAGGCCGAGAAAAGCGACAGCGACGAGCGTGCGGCCTAAGCCAACATCTCCCCGCCTCATCTGGTCGGATGGTGCTTTCCTGGACCGTATCTGAAGTGAAAGCCGCATAGCCAGAACGTTGCCGCCTGCGCCTGCACACAACTGGAGGCCCTGCCCAACTCTGCCATAGCAGGCCGCAAAGCAACTCAACCCGCCGATCACAGGACCGCCGCGAATTCGCGGCTATTTTTTTGCCTAAAAATAAACACCATGTTGATTTTAAAATAAACATGATGTTTAATCTCCCCATCGGCCATCCCGGCCGGCGAGTTCCAAAGGGAGATGGACGTGCAGACACGAGCAATTACGCCGCGCCACAGTGTCGCGGTTTTCACGCCAAGCCAAGCGAACCCCAAACACGGTGATAGCTCTCCCGTCGTTCACCTGGCGAATCATGAACCGACCGACGCCGACCTCCTGAGTGTCGTCTTCGACCTGTTCGCGGGCCGCACCCTGCTCGCGTTCGGCGAAGCCATCGACTGGTGGGCCGAAACCCTCCAATGCGATCTCGCTCCCGAAACCGCGTCAGGTGTGGCGCTGGTTGCGCTGAGCAAATGGCCCTTCGACCAGCGCGCCGGCGCCCCTGGAGTGAAGGCACTGCAGGACGAGCTGCTGAAGCGCGCGCGCATGCTGATTGATCGATCGCTGCGCGACACCGGCGAGGTAGTTCTCTGATGGCCGGCTTCCTCATCGTCGGCCTGGTCGTTCTCGCCACCGAACTGCGCGCGCTATTCAAGCGCCGCAAGGGGCCGCGGAAATGATCGCCGCCCTCTTCCTCATCCCCGTTGCATACGCCATGGCCCGCGCCATCGACGCATTCGCAGCCTATCGCCGTCGCACCGATCCATGGGGACGCGTATGACCGCCGCCACTCTCTGGGTCCTCCTGGCCTTCCTGCCCGCCACCCACAACCGGCCGCCGGTCATGGTCATTGAGCGGTTCACAACCCAAGCCGAATGTCTCGACGTGCTGGCGGTTTTCCCGTTCGGCACCCGCGTCGATTTCACCTGCATGCCTAGCCGGCAGATCCGCGCCGCCGCGCCCATTCTGGAGAACCACCCGCGATGACCTCCCCTACCCTTCTTGCTGCAAACGAGCTGATCCTGCAAGACGCGCTGGATCACATCATGCGCACCGCCCGCGCTAGCTCAACGCAGACCCGTCGCCTGCGCTGGATAGCCAGCCGCGCCGAAGCAGCGCTACTGGGCCGCCCCTTCGTCGTATCCGAGCATGACCAACCCAAGATGGTCAGTGAAGCGGTGCTGCAGGCGAAGAATCACCAATTGCGCCTCGCCAATGCCCGGTTGCGCACCGCACTGGCGCAGGTTGCCGGTGGCGCCACGGGTCAGGCGGACCGTGACACCGAGCTGGCACAGCTCGCCCAGGCCGCGCTTGACGCCGAGCTGGAGTCCCGCGCATGAAGCCCACCCGCAAACTGGTCCGCGCCGACGGAACGGATATCGAACTTCACGGCCCGCACGCGCTGATCGACGTTCGCCAGATGCTCGGCGCCGACGACCTTGAAATCGTCAGTCTTGGCCATCGGCAACACGCCATGCTGGTTGACCAATCGGCCGCCGCCAAAGGCCTGCGCATCAATGCCACGGCATCGCATCTTTATGAGTCATCGCGCGGCGAGGCTCGCCCGATCCAAGGCGACGTCGTCATCGTGCCAGACACCGACTACGCGAGGGAAGCATGAGCGCCCGCCGCTTGCTCGCTATCTGGAGGCGCGCACGTCGCGCCGGCACCGATCTCGATGCCGTCAGCTACCTCGCGGCCGTCATCGGCGGCGTGGTTTTCCTTGCGGCCCTGACGGGCGCGCTCGGGCCGACCTTGGACGCCGGAGTGACCCACGCGACCGCGGCACAACATCACGC